GATTGATTTTGAGGAGTGGGCAGCGTCCTTTGAGCCAGCGAGGCGGGATGCCCTCCTTCAGGTGCGTAAGGAAGTCAATTATATGCCATTCAAGAAGACACGATCCGGTCAGGGGCTTATGGCATCATCGTTTATCAAGAAGGAGGTCGCAGTGAAGAGCCTCGACAATCAGGTCTTTAAGGATCCGCGTTTCATCCAAGGGTGCCCTCTTGAGTTGAGTTGTGCCTGCGGACCTTATTTACGACCCTGGACCAAGCACGTTCGGAACGGCTTGCGTCCTAAAGAGTTCGTCCCCTCGGAGATCAGACGAGGGCTGCAGGTATCCTACACCTGCGGCATGACGAATCAAGAAATAGGGGCAGAGTTCGGGAGAGCTCTAACACTTGTGGAAGCCGAGATGGCGGTCGGGGATCAATTGGTTGTGCTTGAAGATGACCAAAGTAGGTTCGATCTCCACCTTCTCGAAGGACCTTTTCGGTTTCTGCAGGCGTTGTATAGGAAGAAGCTACCACGACGGGTGGCCTTTCTATTGCGCCGCAAATTGTCACAGGGTGTGTCGAATCTAGGCACTAAGTATTCAATACCCTATACCATGCAGTCCGGTTGGCCAGACACGTCAGTTGCTGACACTCTGGTCAACGCCGCTATGAAACATGACATTCATGGCACTGGACGATTGTGGTACTCGATAATTTGTGGTGATGACAGTGTGACTGTCACCACGCGACGCGAGCTCGAGCGTTGCGGGGGCGTTGGGGGGATCGTGAAGTCATATGCTGACTTCGGAATGGAGGTCGAGGCGACTGTTCGTGACAATCCACTAGACGTGGAATTTTGTAGTGGGAGATTCTTCCCAGCGAACGGTAGCTACGTCCTCATGCCGAAACCCGGCAGACTCTTGTCTAAGATCTGCTGGGATATGAAAGAACGAACACCCACCAATCGAGCTGCATGGCTACGGGGCATAGCCAGTACACTGATCAACTACGGCAGAGTCGATCCTTGTTGCGCCAACCTGGGAGTGAACATCCAGGACAAACTTGGCAGTGGCAAGGTCATCGCGGAGCGTGATCATGAGTACAAAGCCCAGTTGAAGGGCGAAGTCAC